TCAAATACAAGGTTGCCAGCAAGTGCTAAATTATCTATAGCCATACGTACATGACCATTCATTAACATTTGTGCATCTTCCATGTTTTCTGGTACACCTACACCCCAGATTTGGTATGGGCTAAGTTCATATGGAAATGCATAATATGGCATTCTTGTTGGAGTAAATGGGTTAGCACAAGCTCGTAAAACTTGTCCACCAGAAATCCAAATATTTACTTGTGCCTGATCTAATGGGTCTAGCTCATCTGCACCCTCTATGTTCATTTGTTGAGCTATAGTTGCATCAAGTATTCCCCAATATTCTAACACTTCATAACGCTCATGTTCAGTATATGGCTCATTCTCATCGTCACGAATTGTATCCTCAAAATACTTTTCTTGATAATTACCACCTCCAGCAATAACTTCTCGTATTGCTTCAGGATCAAACATAGGCATACTCATAAGATTACGTAATTGAGAACGGTTCATTTTATGACGTTGTATTACATACTCACAATCATCTATGTGTGTTGCAGATGGATCAGGATATACATCCCAAATGCTTACAGCCTCAATGCGTGGTACAAGTTTATCATAAGGCATATACATCTTTCCTTCAGGAGTAGTTTCCCATTGATGCACCGTTTTACCAAAATTAAATGGACCTTTTACAATTCCTGTACCAAGAAGGCTAGACTCAAATATTGCATGACGTAAAACATTTACGGCATTACTGTCAGTAAGCTGATCATGTATAGTTTTTTCCATTTTTAATGCAGCTGATTTTGCTGGAGATATTTGTGGCTCACCAATTTTTGCCGGGCCCTCTACTATTGGAGGATCTTCTCCAAACTTAGCACCCAATGAACCTAAAACGTCTAAATTAGGTTGGGATGCTTCTAAAGCACCCGGACTTAATTCCCTACCATCTCCCTCATAACCAAATGGTTCTGATAACTCATCTGCAGGAGTTCGTAAGTGAGCAAATTCAGCAATACCTTCTGGTACTGGAGTAGACTCTATATTAATTGGAAATTTTTTATTAGCAAATAAAATATCTACAATTTGACCGTATGCAGCAAGTACTTTAGTCTTAGTTATTTTTATAAATACCTTAGACTTTTCTGTGCTTGTATATTGTGTAGAAGAATCATATACTCCACGAAAGTTTTTATACGCTTTTAACCAACGCTCTTCATGGGATTGTCTACCGTCTTCAGCACTTCGCATACGTTCTTGGATTAACCCTATAACCCCAGAACTTTCAGACATCTCTTCTGTTAAATCAATTGGATCAGACATACTGTTCCCTTTATATTATGGTATGTACTTTGAAGCACCCATTACTGTACTTAACGCACCTGTTTGGTTTGATGATACAGATTTAGAATCTTGTGTTGATTGAAATGGTCCACTAATAGTACCAGCGTTAGCACCAGCAATGCTTCCATCTAAACCTTCACGATGTAATGAGCTTTCGTTAGCTTCATTCATTGCACCTTGTTTACCCATCTGACCCATTATGTAACCAGATTTGTATGCACCTTTTACTCCTTGTGGCATAGTTGCCTCCTTTTGTTGTTGTTGTTAAAATCCGAGATTTGTCATCTCTTCTTGTATTAAGTCTTCTCCTTCTTCAGACTGTTGTGGCATAAGTTCACCACCTTCTATTCCTAATTCTTTTTTAATTTTTGATAACCTTAATTGTCTTGCATATTCTTCAGGATTATAGTCTTGCATCTCAAACATTTCGTTAGGAAAACTTTTTGGTTCAAATGCCATAGGAAAAAGAAGATCTGTTGGGTTAAATTCAGGTTCTGAATCTGCTGGAATATTTGGATCAAAGGCTGCTTCGCCTTCAGGCATAAGGCCAAATCCTGTAGCTAACATAGCAGGTACAGCTAATTTTTTTGAAATATTTCCTAAATTTATTTTCTTTTTTAAGTTTTCTTGATTTTGATTTAATTTAATTTTTTTCTTATCTTCAAGAAGTTTATCTATATCTTCTTCTGTTTTTAATCTCTTTTCTTTTGTTTTTGCAGCATCATATTTTTTAGTCTCTATATACTCTTCCATATCGGCATCAGAAGCATCTGCTACTAACTTAGATAATTTTTCATCTACAACTGGTATTTCATCTAACAGTGGTTTTTTTGTTTTATCTAAATTTCTTATAAACCCACTACTCAATAGGTCTGTAAAAACTTCGTCTACTAAATTAGCTGCTGTGATCGGTATTCTTTTTGCTGCATTACTAAAAGCTGTTAAATTATAACCAATATTTCTAATAGTTTGTGCAACACTACTAACTCCAGAATAACCAATATTTTTTGCTAAAACTATTCTGCTTGCATTTCGGTATTTTCTAATTGATGTTCTATCTAAACCATACGCTTCTGCTTCACTAGAAGACATTCTTCCTGTCATAATAGCCCGTATTTTATCTTTGTCTGGTATCTCTAACTCATTCCAAAGAGTTTCATTAGCATTTCTAAATAACTTTAATCCTGCATCGTTTTCTGTAATTTTACCAGCAAAAGGGCGATATGTTTTTAATTTTTCTGGAAATGCATTTTTTAATGCTTCTTTAATTGGGGTAAACGTAGAACTCATTATTTCGCCTGCATTATTTACTTTAAATAAAAATCCAGCTTCTCTATTTCCTATTTGTTGTTTTACTATATCTTTTACCATATCTGGCATAACAATAGTAACGGATTTACCTTTTATTGTTACATCTCTAATTACACCTTCAGAAAGATTTATATTTTCTATCTTAACATTTGCAAAATCATTTGGTCTAAATCCTCCATAAAGCATTATACCTGCTAAATTTTTAGATTCACCAGTTAAACCACGTATTACTTGAGGCATTTTTTTATAAAAATTATCAGGAATAGCTACGCCTTTTCTAGCTCGCATCTTATCCCAGTTTGTTAAAGAATTATATTTATCTTCTCCTACTACATCTTTTAAAAGTTTTGTTAATTTTCCGTCAGAGATGTGCATTTCAGCAGCTTTAAATTCAGTATTAATTATTTTAATCATATTCATTCTTTGTGACGGACTAAAATCATCATTGTCTAAAATAATTTTTTTCCAAACTTTTCCACGAGTTGATAGCTCTCTAGGAGTCATGTCTCCTATTAGTTTACCTTTTATCTTATACTCATTTAAAGCTTTTTTAACATTACTAATTGCTTTTCCTGTAGCTTTACTTGTATCATCTAAACTTGCTTTTTGATCTAAAGATTGGTTAAACGGAGTGTCTGCTCTTGGTAATTCTGATTCACCAATATCCTCTAACCCTAATTCTTTAACTATATTATCAACCATCAGTATCCAAATACCTCATTTTCCGGCACATATCGTTGCATCTGCCTGCTAGAATAGTACGGTGTACTTGCATTGTGCAAAGACCGCACCATCATCATATATCTCAACGCATCATATGCGTGATCGTCTGCTTTTGTATCTACATCCTCTGGATTATGCTTAGATAGAGGTAATGTAGGTAATGTTCTTACTAAATTCGTGCAATTTTCCATAATTCTTACTCTTGGTTGTCCTCTGCTGTCACAAGCTAATCTTCTATGCACTTCTATCTTTCCTGCTAGTCTGTTTCTGTCTGACGGAATCCATCTACAGCCTTTTCTGTTCATTGTTTCCGCTATACTAGGCCCTAACCCTGTTCTATTCCAACAACTTGCATCTAATACGGATATTTGCATGTTTGGATCGTTTCTTTCTAATTCTAGTATTAAATCACCGAGAGCTTCACCGGTTTTGTTCTTTATATACAGTTCTCTGTATATCCAGATGTTATTATCCCAGTCTATAGCACCCCAAAGAATACAAGAAGGACTACTGTAGCCATAATCTCCGGCACGTACCCTAGCCCAACCATCAGGTGGGTCAAAGGTTTCCACCACATGTAGCGTTCTACTAAATTCTGTAAAAGCTGCCCCCTCTGCGACATCCCAATCTCCTTCTAATAATCTTTTTCGTTCTACTTCTGGTAAGGAAAGCAACATAGCTTCGTATTGACCATCTATAGCAAGATATGGATTGTCTGTCAACCTTGCTGGTATAAATTTTTTCAGAAATAAAGGTTCGCCTTCCTTAGAATGTCCCGCAGGATACCTTATTGTTTTCTGTGTGTCAAATTCCTTTGCCCAAAATGCTGATCCGGGTGGGGATGGGTCTATATACATCTTCTTTACCCACCAACCGCCTACTCCACCGGGGTTAGCTGTGCACCTCATGTAAAGACCAAGCTGTGGATCGGTGCTTCTAAGTCTAGATCTTAGGTAATTCCACACATATGGGGTAGGATACTGTGTTATTTCGTCTATTCCTATCCAATTAAACGCTTGTCCTTGGTATCTTGTTACATCTCTGTCGTCATCTACGTAAGAAAACCATATTTTAGCCCCTGAAGGGAACTCCCACGTTGATTTTGCCTGTTTAAACACTGCTCCCGGCACCGCTTTCATGTACAATTGCCTACTTTTGTCTATAAGTTCGGTCAATTCTGGTAAAGTACGTCTTAAAAGTAGTCCTCTGTGGTTAGGATTGCCTACATCTCTTAAAACATCAGCAAGAAGTGCGTATGATTTACCTCCAC